GGATTTGTAGCAGAAAGCGGGCCTCACGTTATCTTTGGTAATCACTTTCTGGGAAACGACACATCCAATAACTGTATTTTAGATTTGAGGGTGAATGATGATAGGCAAACCCCTGCTGAGTTCATCCAGGTACAGAATAACTATCTGGATCGCGGCAAATTCCAATGCGTTATCAGTGGTGGCAGGCACATTCAATTTATGGGCAATGTGTTTGTGAATTCTATAGATGTAAACGCCGTTAGTCTTAAGTTGATGCCATACAACGCGGTCAATGATTACCATGTTTACGAAAACGTAATATTTGGTAATGTTTTCTACAACAATCGATCGTGTATCAATCTGCACAGTTCGGGCGAGACAATGCACAATTACCGCAATTTGATTTCTAATAACCAGTGTATTGATGGTCCTGACCAGAACATGACTTATGGGATTTATGAATCTGGTAACTGGACAGATCAAAATGCCATCCTGGACAACGTCATTCACGGAGCTACTATTGCCGATGTGTTGACTGTAGGAGCCAATACTGTAGTCCGCCGCATTTGGGAGTAAATGTGAACATAAAAGCATTATGGGATATCCTAGATATGGCGATAACGGTTCTACGCATTGACATCGTTCGCATTACCATTTGTGTCGTTGCAGGGATTCTGTTATCGCTATTGTCGCCAAAATACCGGCACTCCATTTCAGCCGTCCTAGCGGTGTTGCTGTTCCACGGGACAAGCTCCGCCGTGCGCTGGTACAACTGCCCTCTTGATTTGCCGCTATCCTGCACATTTGACTGTACTGGCTATTACCAGCGGGTAACGTTGGCCGATGCGCTGGGATTGAGCGGTGATTATTTGCTGCTCTGGGTATCCGTTGCGGTGGCTTTCATGATAGCGGTAATATTCGGGCTTAAAATGCTATGGGACATCAGGCAGGCGGTAAGGGAATGACCATCTTCGCCCTGCCCAACGGTGACTATTACACTATGCTAATCGAACGCCCTGTGTTGTGGACTTGGGGGCGGATGTGCGAGAAGACGGGGGTTTTGTGGACGCGCTGAAGTGGACCACCGAAACCCGCAGGCTGGGCGACCTGATACCGTGGGAGTCAAACCCACGGCAGTTGACCAAAGAGCAGGCGTCGAGACTTCGTGAGAGCATTACTGAGTTCGGTTATTCGCAGCTGTACGAAATCGAACCTGACAACACCATCATTGACGGGCATCAACGCGATGAGATTATGCTCCGCATGGATGAGTTCGGCGCTGATGCTGAGATTGAAGTCAGGGTGGCACCGCGAAAGTTCACGGTTGAGCAGCGGAAGAAGTACATTGCACTGAAGCACCGCGGAGCTGTTGGCGAGTGGGATTGGGACGCAATGCACAACCTGTATGACTTCGAGGAGTTGGATGATTGGGGTTTTGACGCTGATGAGTTGCTGGCTCATGGATTTGAGCCGGATGAGCCCGACCCACCCGAAGACCCCGGCGCTGACATTGACCGCGCTGAGGAGCTGCGGGAGAAGTGGGGCGTGGAAAGCGGGCAACTGTGGCAGTTGGGGGAACATCGGTTGATTTGTGGGGATTGTACGGATGGGGCTGTGGTTGACGCCGTGATGATGGGGGAAAGGGCTGGTGGTGTTGTGACTGACCCGCCGTACAATATTGGCAAAGACGAATGGGACAATATAGATTTTATTGAATTTCACACCAAATGGTATTCAGAGATTGACAATGGTATACCAATTTATATTTTTAGCGGTTCACTTCATTCTGGTCTTTGGTGGCAAATAGCACCGCCACGCGCTTTATATTGTTGGTATAAACCAAATGGACAGGGAAACAACCCCATGAGAGGAACTACCAAATGGGAGCCTATACTGGCATGGAATCCTGTGCAAGATAAACAAACGGATTTTATTGAACACAACAACGAATATGGAGAAGGTGTGAATTATCAGCACCTTACACCAAAGCCGATAGGGCTGATTGAAAAGTTGATTGATAAAACGAGCGGAATTATTTATGAACCTTTCTGCGGAAGTGGCACTTGTATAATCGCCTGCGAACGCCTCAACCGCAAATGTCGAGCGGTGGAAATATCGCCCGCTTACGTTGCGGTGGCTATCGAGCGGTGGGCTGAGATGACCGGACAGGAGCCGGTGTTGGTGAGATAACATGGCAAACGGAAACGGATTAACAGCCGCGGAAATGATAGCCGCGATCGAGAAAGCTCAGGGTTTTGTGAGCAAAGCCGCTGAGTTTTGCGGCGTTTCACGGCAGACTTTCTACAAATATTTGAAAAAGTACGCCACCGTGAAACAAGCGCTCGAAGACATCCGGGAAAAGCGGCACGACTTTGTCGAATTGAAACTGATGAAGGCTATCGAGAATGGTAACATGACGGCTATTATCTTCTACCTGAAAACACAGTGCAAACATCGCGGATATATAGAAAGGCAGCAATTTGATTTAAATATTGGTGAATTAGATGCAGCAATTGAGCGCGAATTGGCAAGAGTGGCCGATAAAGGCAAAGATTAGGTATCTTGAACGCTTGCAAAAGGAACCATCAGCCACAAAGCAAACGACAGCAGTCTGGCAAGAACGTTTACAGCTTATCTTCCCTCGCTACCTGTGGCACGAACTGAGTGAACCACACGAGGAAATGTGGCAATGGGTAGACGGCATCACAGCGCACAACAGCCCGCGGCCATTCGTTGCCATCTGGCCTCGTGGACGTGGCAAGTCCACCCATGCGGAAATAGCCGCCGTCGACTTGGGCGGCAGGGATAAGAGGACTTATTGCATGTACGTCTGTGGAACTCAGGATCAAGCCGACAAGCATATCGCAACCATCACCAACATGATGGAAAGCACAGACGTGGCAACGGTGTGGCCCTGGATGTCAGAGCCCAAAGTAGGCAAGAATGGATCTCGCTCATGGAACCGATCAATAGTCACCACCGCCAACGGTTTCACGGTTGAAGCGGTTGGACTCAACAAAGCGGTGAGAGGGCAGAAGATTGACTGGGCGCGACCTGACCTGATTATCTTCGATGACATTGACGAGCGACACGATACCGATAATACCGTCAAGAAAAAGAGAGAGATTATTACCACATCTATATTGCCCGCCGGATCTCCAAATTGTGCGGTGCTATTCTGTCAGAACTTGATACATGATGGCAGCATTGCCCATGAGTTGAGCTTGACGCCTGGAACGGAAGGCGCGGCGAGCTATTTGACCGAGCGGGTGGTTAGTGGTCCACATCAGGCGATAGATGACCTCGACTATGCACTGGTCCCAGATGGCGAAAAAATACGCTGGCACATTACCGCAGGCACATCTCCGTGGTTAGGGTTCGGTCTGGATGTGTGCGAAGCTGAGATAAACCGGGTTGGTCCAAACTCTTTTGAGGTGGAGAGCCAGCACAACATTGACGCCGATAACCCAGATGCGCTGCTATCTTCTGAGATATTCGACGCCACCAGGGTAAGCGATACCCCGGACCTGACCACCATTGTTGTCGGCGTTGACCCGTCTGGCGGCGCTGGGCAGTGTGGCATCATCCCGGCAGGTAAGGCGAAGATTGGTAAAGAATGGCACGGTTACACCATCGGCGATTACTCAACACCATACGGGACAGACTCAGCAGAGTGGGGCATTGCTGTATTGAAATGCTATCATGCAGTCAAAGCGGATGCCATTGTTGTCGAGACAAACTTTGGCGGTGATATGGTGCGGAATAACATACAGCAGGCTGTATTACGAGACGAGGAAGGCGAGATTATTTTGAGAGGCACAAACGTGGCGATAGTGGAAGTCAGCGCCTCCAGAGGCAAGCAAGTTAGAGCCCAGCCGGTTGCAACTGTGTTTCAGCTTGGAAAAGGGCACCATGTTGGCTATTATCCAAAGCTGGAGAAAGAATGGACAGGTTGGGTGCCAGGTGAAGGACCAAGCCCGGATCGGTTGGATGCTGAGGTGTGGGCATATACTTATTTGGGCCTAACTACGGCAACCGAACTCCCAGCGAAACAACCTACCCAGCGCTCCAAGTGGAACGAATACGACGGCGATGGATCACGTTGGAAGAAATACTAGGCGGGAAATATGACAAATAACATGACAGAACTAGGATACCCAGGACTCAACCAGTGGAATGGCTTTGTAAAAGAAGACTTTCTAAAAGAGATGCGGGGCAAAGAGGCGTACAAGAGATTTAATGAAATGCGCCTCAATTCCCCGATCGTTGGTTCCCTATTAACCGCGATTGAGCAAAGCATCCG